CCGCCATTACCTACAAGGTTCTCTCCACCCAGTACTGCTTGTGCAGCAGCATTTGCACCTGTTGTATCTCCACTCGCATTTGTAAATGTTACAGTTGGGTGTAGATTGTAGGTGCCATCTACAGTTTGAGGGATTCCATACCCTCCATTATTAATAGTAATAGATGCAACTTGGTCTCCTGCAGTTGTCATTACAACAGTACCAGTTGCCTGTATATCGCCAGTATTCTCAATCGCTATTGTTGGCACTCCAGTATAGTTTGTTCCTGGATTTGCAATGATAAAATCAATAATACTACTATTTTGGGAGAACTCATAGAGTAATCCACCGATACCAATGTTAACGTTTCCAGTATTGAAAGGAATAATATTATTAACTGTTAAGACACCAGTCGAAGGTATCCAAGAAACAACAGTTCCTCTAACACCAGAAATAGCACCAGTCACGACTTCATTTGTGGAGAAGTTTAATCCGTTTCCACCTGCAACGTCTAATGTGATATTTAGCACTGCAGGGTGTGCGACACCATCTGCAAGTCCACCTGCCTCAACAACAGTTGCATATTTGAATGGAATATCAGCATCCTTAATACTGTCACCAACTTGGAATAGAGTTGTGTTAGTACCACCTTGTGTCTCTTCAATACCATAAAGAGAACTGAAGATACCACCATCAAGACTAATCTGGTTAGCATAATCTGTGTTTGCATTACTCAAGTCAGGAATGCCATCTCCTGCACCGTCATTTTCAGCGATGTCTTGGAAATCCTTATCCTGTATAGTTCCGATAGGAACTGTAAATGTTGTAATATTGGTGCCTGTAGCATCAATAATTGTGTGTGGTAAGACACCTGCACCAGAAGAAGCAGCAACACCTGCATCAAACTGAACAATAGCATCTTCAGTAGAAGGTCTACCACCATCAATAAATGCAAGTTCGTCAACTTCAAAAGTAACTAGAAGTTCTCTAGTAGCAGGGTTGAAGTCATATACTTTAGCAACTTTGTTATTGGCATTCTCAACACGACGTATAACTCTGTCACCAACATTGAACTTATAGTTAGAAGTTCCATCAGGTAAGTTCTGAATGGTGTCTAATACAACTCTCTGATCATAATTAAAGTTTACACCACGAGTCAGACCAGTAAATCTACCTGCAGATTTGCTAGTATAGGTAATGGTTTCTTTATTAACAATAATTTGACCAGAACCAGGATATGCATCTGTAGAATCAACATATATGTCTGTATCATTTGCAGTCACATCCTTAACAAGACCTGTTAAGTAAATCGCACTAGAGTTGAATGCCTGTCTTGCTCTAGTTTTACGCTTAAGATTTACAAGTTTCGTAAAGATAACGTTCGGTGGAGAAGTATATCCTTCACCTGGATCGGTAATATTAATACCTGTAACGACACCCTGTGATATGGTTGCCTCTGCTTTAGCACCAATACCTCCACCACCAGAGATAAGAACATAAGGTGCTTCCTGATAGAACTCACCTGGATCTACAATATTGACCGATGTAACCTTACCAAGAGTATCAATCTCAGCAGCACCTTGTGCACCCTGTCCACCACCACCTTCAAAGATGAGTGTTGGAGGAGTTGCATAACTTCTACCTTGATTGAGTAGAGACAAACCAGTAACAGTTTGTACAATAGGAGTACCTACAGCACCAGATCCTTCTCCACCAAGAATCTTTGCTTTAGCAGGACCAAAATAGTTGTCACCTTTTTTGGTCATCTTAACATAAGCAACTGATCCATTGCTTGCAAGTACAACATCACCAGTTGCTAATGTTGGGAAGGTGTCAGGTTGTGGAGGAACAGTATCACCTTCAAATAATGGTGCGCCATAGTAACGAGGACCAATGGCATATGGGAAGGTTGGATTTCCACTGCCATCTTCGGTCATAAAGTAAGCATAAGTTCCATTAGGATACTCTGGTGTTACAGCGAACTTACCGTTGTATTCATCAAGGGTTCCTACACTAGCATCGTAAATATAATCAGAAGTCAGATCTCCTAAAATATAACCATCATTAACTAATCTGAGTCCATACCCAGAGTTGATGTAAGAGAACAGATATAACACACCAGGTGCATCTACAGGAACTGTAAATCTTATTTCTCTAGTGGTAGCACCATTGAATCCACTGAGGTATTGTTGATATGAAACGCTCGATCCATCAATCCAGTACGAGATACCGTTCCCAGAATAGAGAACTGAAGTATCACCAACAACAACAGGATTGCTGCTGTGCCAACCATCCGTCTGAGTAGATATGAGGATATGATTCGAGCCGTCATTCGTTGAGTCATTTTGATTGAAAATGTAAGTTTTTCCTCTATACAAGTTCAGAAACTCTGGCGAAGATCCGTTAAATGCAAACTCACCATTTGCAACAGTGACAGTATAAGTCACAGTGCTTGCAGTGTTTACAGCAGGTCTAGCACCTTGGAGTTCTGCAGTAGTCCTCAAACGGAAACTAGAGGTTTCTCTAGCAACAGCACCCGAACTGTTATAACCATATGGTCCGTAGATCGGGTATCCGTCAAAGGACATACCGATAATTTTTGAGTGACCGTCTACATGTCTAGATAAATCTTTCGTACCTGCTGCCTCTGTGCCGAAGAAATCTTCGACATAGTAGTTGTTCATATTAACTTCGTCTTCTTCCTCAGCAGTTGTGTCGAGGGTCATATAACCTTCATCACCTTCATAACCAGACATATATCTGTGTAACTTACAATAATAATAGATGCGATTAGTTTCATCCGCACTCATTATGAATATTGCTTGATATTCGTTTTCGTAATCTGTAGCAGGAGCAGTAGAAGCACCTGTGCTACTGTAATATAATGTACCGCCATTTAATACACCATCAGCAGTCGTAGAGAACTGCATAGGATGACCTGGACTCTGCGTATTTGTAGAGTCTGATTGATTCCAAATAATTAAGTAATTTTTTTGTACTTTGATATCTTGTGGTGCAAAGTAATATTGACCTGGAGTGAAACTACCAAACTCAGATGCTTCAGCACCAAAATCAATATAGAAAACACCGAATGGGAATGAAATAGGATCAGCACTTACTCTGAACTTAAATCCATTAGAACCTAAACAAAGATCACCATTTGCAAAAGCATCACCAGTAAGTTGTCTTAAATAAATTCTTGTGATTACACCTAAGTTATTTCTTACAATTTTTGCGATCTCGCCACGTCCAGATCCAGAAATTTCATCTACAATTCTTCCTACTTCAATCTGACCGAGTGTTTCATCGATCTGATCAACAGTCAACATTACATTATCAAACTCTACCTTGACATTCCAAGTAAAGACTTCAAGGTCTCCCCATTCAAAAACACCTAATGGAAGTTTAAACTCATCAATAGTTTTACTTGTGTGATAATAATAAACATTATTATCGATGAAAGCATCATACTGATTATTACCTTTAACGTAATCATATTTGACTACATCAATAGGAAAGTTTGGCAGTGCTCCACCTGCAAGACCCCAATCAGGAGTATGTAATAGACCACCGTTTGCTAATATACCTGTTGCCTTATTTGGGTGTAATGCTCTAGTTCCTGGGTTCGGAACATCTTTACCACCTCTATAAACAAATGTTTGATCAAAGGTTCTATCTACAATGTCTCCAGAACCTCCAGGTCTTCTTTCAGTTTGATATAACTGTGAAGGTTTAGGATGATTATCTGATTGAATTCTTAATCTATCAGTAGTACCAGTAAACGCACCGCTTGTTGGAGAGTTGGGGTGTGTCTGCCAGATCCTATTGATATTAAAAGAGTTGACTACGTTTGGTGTTTCTTGCTCAGGAATGATCTGCAAACGTAACGGATCATATCCTCTTCCTCTGTTTAAAACTCTAACGTGTGTGATTCTACCAGAAGCAGCATCAATAATTGGATATAATAAAGCTTCCACATCTGGCGTGCCACAACCAGTGATCGTTAAACGTGGAGGATCTGCAGGATCATAATTTGATCCTCCATTCAAAACTTTTACTGCACGGACACCGAATACCTCATCAAAGATAGGTTCGATGCTTGCACCTGTTCCTGGGACAGTCCTTGTCATTTATTATGATACGACGTAAATGGTTCCTTGCATTGCAGCATGGAGTGTACATTGATAATAAAGAGTGTTGGGAGCATCAAAAGGAACAGTCCAGTATAAAACTGAAGTTATACTACCACTTTGACCAGTGGTGTATGGTGTTCCAGATAAACCCTGTGTGGATTGAATCCTAAATGGGTGTCCACCACCCTCAACCGTGTTATCAAAAGCATAGGTGAATCCTCTATGCACATAGAGATCTGGGTCACGATTTTCTCCTGCTGGAAGCCCAGGTCCATTAATCAAGAAGTCATTACTTGCGTTTTCTACAGGTGCACCAATTTCATACCAAAGAATAGGACCAGTAGTAGGAGTAGGAACCCAGTCAGATCCGTTATAGAACAGACTGTCACCTTGAGTCAACCCTGACATGTTAGTATCAGTCAAGGCACTCAGAGTAGTAGTCAGAGTTCCAGAGAAGTTGACCGTTACAGTGTCTCCAACAACTGCAGTAGTAATATTAGTACCACCTGCAATAGTTAGTGTATCTGTTTGACTGTTAGCAGTTGTAGTTCCAGTGTCACCTGCAATAGAAGCGAACGTGTTAATACTACCAATACCCGCAG